TTTTGAGCTTGCTTGGCTCTGGCGCTCTGATGTTGCAAAGCTCAATCGGAAAAACAATGCCGTCATCAATCTGAACTGACTCATCACGCTCTGGATAAAGCTTTACAGTGAAAGAGCTATCAGAAGCCTTTATTTCGGTGATTCCAGCCACATGCATGTTCTCGGCAAGGTAAAGCTTCAATCTCTCCGCTTTGCGCTCATACGCCTTTTTACGGGCTAGGATTCTTTCAGCTACTTCTTTACACTGAGCAGCATCAGATTCACAGTTAAGCACATAGGCAGCGACCTGATTGATTTTGTTGCCAAGCTGCATGCGAAACTCTTCAAAAGCGGGAGTTGCCTCACCGTTCTCATCAAAGAGGTCGTCAAGCTGGTTGCGAAAGTCTGTAGCGAGTTCGTATAGGCTAGTCATCAGAATGGCGCATCTTCAAGTAAAGGGGCATTACCAGCAGCCATAGCAAACTCTGGTGACTTCTTAATTTGCTCTTGCAGTTTCTCATGCAAGCGTTGGAAGATTTCCCATTCAGGCTGGTCTAGGTCAAACATCACAGGGTCATGCACAGGTGCTGGCTTGGCGTTCTTCAGTGCTTGTGGCAGCGGAGTCAGGCCGGCAATGTTGGTGTATGTCTTGCCATTGTTTTCACTGGTGGTGACATTGACCATGCAGTATGCATTGATGAGCTTAGACACATCAAATGCTTTGGCCTCTTCTTCAGTAAAATCACGACCACGCCATGCAGCTAGGTCTTTGCGGAGGCCAGCTTTCTCATGCAGTGATAGTGTGTATGTCTTGCTGATAGTCAGGGGCATAGGCTTGCCATCAACATCAATGGTCAAATCGTTGCCGTTGTCATCCTCGCCAAAGATTTCAAATCCAATGCGGATTTTGTGTTGCTCTTTCGAGCCGTATTGACCGTCAGATACTTGCGTACCCATGTCAATCAGTGAGTAGCATCTAGCCACATAAACGCCCGGTGGAACTTTCTTAAAGTTACCTTCGCCACCGCTATCTTTTGCAATAAATCCCATGTCATTCTCCAGTTAAAAAACAGCAATCAAAAGGCTTGCTGAACGCCTATCTAAACCACAGGTAAAACCCGTGTAATATTCCGATTGGAAACAGTAATGCTCCGGCTATAAGAAAGCCCCATAGACCTTCTGCGAAGCATGTAAATATGTGTGTGAGCCATGCTGCAAAGCATAGGATGCCAATGAACTGTGGCATCAAGCGATACGCTCAACTTGTTTAGCAAGAATCCACTTCTCACCAAGCTTAAGCATTGCACGAACCCACTTGCGTTGGTTGTACTGATTGAGGCTTGCCGGGGCTAAGTCATAGTTGTAAAGCTCTCTGGCTCTACGCCTCAGTTTTTCTGTCTGCATAAGGACATCTCCAGTTGTTAAGGAAGCTCCACTGTAGCAAATTTTTCACACATGTAAATATATTTTTTATTGATGTGTTGATTTTTAGCAACTCTGGTATTCTTCGCTCCCTCAACATAAAGGAGTTTTAATTGTCACACTACCATGCCAAACAAATGTTTCTTACTCGACTTCAAGCTGGCGCACAGTCATATCGAAAAGTGCGTGATGCAATCAAGCATCATTTCAGAGAAGTTGATGTTAAAAAGATACGCGATGAATTGGTAGCAGATGAGTTAATTGTGTTGTCGCACTATGAAACAAAATACTTTGGCACAGAAACTAGAACAGTACCTTTTTATGAACTTTGTGAACCAAAATTAACAGTTAATGACAATAGGGTAAAGTCTGGTTTTGACTACAGCGGCCCATCAAGTATTTTTACAAAGCAAGAAAAAGCAAATATGATGTCTACTTTGAAGATGCTGGAAATGAAAAGCAATAAGAAGCTTCAGAGCCTTGCACAAATTAATGTTTACGGGAAAGCATGACATACACCACCGATAAAGAATCCCAGTGTTTGGGAAAGTTTAAATATCCTACGCATTCGGCTGCTGAAATGATTAGCAGTAGGCGCAGGGAAACAGGTTTGGCAATCTACAAATGCCCACATTGCAACTACTATCATCTTGGTGGTGTTGCACCAAAGCAACAAGACTATCGTAGGTCGCCAAGTAGAGTATAATTTTTGAAACAACGGCTAGGTTTTGGGTAGCTCCCATTACCGAAAAGAGTTAACCCTTCTCCTGCCGACTGTTTCTTTCAAAGGGTTTTGAAAAAGTGGAAAATTTATGAGAAAAGCTATCGGCAAGAAATTGCGCTTTGATGTATTTAAGCGTGATGGATTCGTTTGCGCTTATTGCGGTGCGACCCCTCCAACAGTTGTTTTGCAGGTTGACCATATCCATCCTGTGGTTGAAGGTGGAACTAACACTATTGATAATTTAATAACTAGTTGTCAGCCATGCAATATTGGTAAAGGCGCTAATGTTTTAACCAATATTCCTACAAGTCTTAAAGAAAAAGCTGCTGCAATTGCTGAACAGGAAGCGCAAATTAAAGGCTTTTATGAAGTTATGCAATCTCAGGAGGATAGATTTGAAGCTGAAATGTGGCTTATTGCAGACATTATTGAAACTGGAAGTCCAGAACATGGGATGGATAGAGGATGGCTTGCAAGCATTAAGCGGTTTTTAAAGAATCTTGGGTATTTTGAAGTTAAAGATGCTGCCGAAATAGCTAGAGCAAAATTTAAATATGGTGGGAAAAAGACATTTCTTTATTTTTGTGGTGTTTGCCATAACAAAATGAGGAGCGAATAATGGCCCGTATTAGAACAATTAAACCTGACTTTTGGCGTGATGAGAATCTTGCCACCATTAGTCCAGAAGCTGCTTTGTTGGCTATTGGTTTGTTAAACCATGCTGATGATGATGGATACTTTAATGCCAATCCAAAATTGATTGAATCTGACATATTTCCACTACGGGAACTTTCCCGTCCTATTACCGTAATGGTAGATGAACTGTTCAGGATAGGTTATATCCAGCTATTTCAAGGGATAGATGGCAAGCGTTATGGTCACATTTTTAATTTTGCTAAACATCAAGTGATTAATAAGAAAAACCCTAGCAAAATCAAAGAGTTGTGTAATTTACCAGAGAACTACTGTACTCCTACGGTAGAACTACCAGTGGGAATGGAAGGGAATGGAAAGGAAAAGGAAAAGGAATTGAAGGCTTTACAGCGCGGCTCTCGCCTCGCCAATGATTTTCTTTTTACAGGTGAATGGTTGGCTTTTTGCAGAGACCAAAGACCAGACCTTCAGCCTGTTCAGACCTTTGAGCAATTTAAAGATTACTGGTGTGCAAAGCCGGGCAAGGATGGTGTAAAGCTTGATTGGTTTGCAACATGGAGAAACTGGGTGCGGAACCAGAAGTCGCCAAAACAAAACCCTGCTGACATTGGTAGGCTCACAGTTCCAGCCTCAAATGAGCCAGATGCTGCCTTGGAAAAGATTAAGGCTGATGAACGGATAACCAGACCACCAACCCTTGCTGAACTGGCTCGTATGGCTGAACTAAGGAAAAAAGCATGAATTGGCCTTTTCCACCTTTTCCAAATCCTATGGATAAAGGCAAGAAAGTTCCTAAGTTCAATCCTGATAACTTTGAGGACGCACCATTATGAAAAATCATTTGCATGTTGGTAAGCATGGCTCACCAAAATATGAATTAAAAGAAATTGCTGTAATGCTAAATGTTGGTGGGCGTGTACTTGCAAGCAAATTTGGAACAGAACCTAATCCACCAAAAATTCAATTACAAGTTGGTAAGAAAAGGTTTTATGACAAAGATGAAGTAATTACATGGTACACAAATATCGACAAAAATAAATTGCAATTTAATAAGCAAATGGTTGAACAAATGATTATTGAAGCAGTTAAAAAAGCATTGGAACAAAAAAATGACTCGCACTTACGCAATTTCTTTTAATTCATATTTTGGTGAGCCATGCTTACCAACATGCAAATGATTTTTCATAATGGTGCGTCTTCAAAGTTATCAGGATTAAACTTAGGCTGCTTAAAGCCTTTATCTTTAGGGTTTGGAAAAGGTGGAAAAGGCCAATTCATGCTTTTTTCCTTAATTCAGCCATACGAGCCAGTTCCGCAAGGGAAGGTGGTCTGGTTATCCGTTCATCAGCTTTAATCTTCTCCAAAGCAGCATCAGGCTCATTTGACGGTGGAACTGTGAGCCTCACAATGTCAGCAGGGTTTTGCTTTGGCGACTTCTGGTTCCGCACCCAGTTTCTCCATGTTGCCAGCCAATCAAGCTTCACGCCATCCTTACCCGGCTTGGCACACCAAAAGTCTCTGAACTGTTCAGCAACCTGTTTGGCATTAAGGTCTGGCCTTTCCTTGTTTGCCCAGTACTCCCAATCATCTGGAAGAATCCAGTTGGTGGCGAGGCGTGAGCCGCGCTGTGGCTTCAATACTGTGTCTTGTGTATTGTGTCTTGTGTCTTGTGTAGCATTGCCTTCGGATTGCGTTGGCAATGCGTTCGCATTCTTACCCCATCTAGCCTTTGCAGAAGCACTAGCTTTCTCAGATTTCTCACCAATCTTGTGCATTTCCTGTATAGCACGAGCATTAATCCATCCATCCGCTGTGCGCTCGAAGTACTCCTGCAATACGATTGCAATGCATTCGCTATGCGTTCGCATGCGGATTTGTCTTGATATTTCATCTACATCAAGTGGTAATGGCTTCTCATGTAGGTAGCACCAATCAAGCATTCTGCGGAATGCAAGGTCTTCCATTTCGGAAAGGTGCGAAGTGTGACTTTGATAGTCACCAATATTGAACTGGTAATAGTGCATAACACGCCCCAAACTACCCCCAAAAGAAACGCACGGCAGGAGGGGGGTGTTCTCTTTTCGGAACTGGGATCAATCCATAACCTAGCCGGGTTTCAAAAATTATACTCTACTAGGCGACCTACGATAGTCTTGTTGCTTTGGTGCAACACCACCAAGATGGTAGTAGTTGCAATGTGGGCATTTGTAGATTGCCAAACCTGTTTCCCTGCGCCTACTGCTAATCATTTCAGCAGCCGAATGCGTAGCGTATTTAAACTTTCCCAAGCACTGGGAGTCTTTATCTGTGGTGTATGTCATGCTTTACCGTAAACATTAATTTGTGCAAGGCTCTGAAGCTTCTTATTGCTTCTCATTTCCAGCATCTTCAAAGTAGACATCATATTTGCTTTTTCTTGCTTTGTAAAAATACTTGATGGACCGCTGTAGTCAAAACCAGACTTTACCTTATT